CGTTGCAATGTTGGTGGAAAATCGCCAATATAACCAAGCGCGGCTAGGTGGATACACCGAACGCTGACCCTCCCGACAGCCCGCCGCGCAACCATTAACCGGGACAGTGACGGGAGATCACAATGACAGATTACAGAGTTGAGGCTAAGTTCAGAAACGCGCGTCTGCTGGCAGCGTTTGAACGTATTGGCGAATCACCGACAAGTTTTGCCAAGTCTCGCGGCCTGAGCATAACAAGAACTTGCGCCATTGTCGCAATGACCAAAAGACCCGTTGATAGAAACGGTGATTGGTGGCCGGAAGTCATGGCCCTGTGCGATGCTGCGTCTGTTATGCCTTGCGATATGTTTAACGAAAAGCAGATGGATGGGTTTGAAAAAACATCATTTTCTAAAGACGTGGATGATCCACTATTGGCCGCTGCGGAGATTAACAGAATGCAGCTTTCAGCAACCCCAATTTGCGACCGTGAGGAAAACATAGAACTGGCGTCTAAACTATTCTCTTGGCTAACTGAATATAACCCTCGCTATTCAAATGCCGTGTCCCTGCATAATGATGGGCTTACCCTTGATGAGATAGGGAAAGAGCTAAACGTCGGTCGAGAGCGAGCGCGGCAGATAGTAACAAGAAGCCACAGGATGATGAAAAACTATGCCAAAAAGAGGCTTGGCGTTGATAACCTTGCATGCGCCTTTCGGGAGAGCACAGAATGACAGATACATCACCATGCCGCTGGCACGCAAACGCCGACCCACGACTACGTGACGCCGGAGACACCATCGACGCGCACCAGCGCCGGGTCACGACCCTGTGCCTGTCCCTAGCCGCTCATATGGGATACCCGCTTGCGGGCAGTGATCTACCATTCGCAGCCGCTTCGCATGACGATGCAGAGCGCGTTTTGGGCGACATGCCATCACCAGCCAAGGCGCGGTTCGTGGCGCTGGCAGAAGCTTACGCACAAGCCGAGCGCGTTATTCTGGAGGAGATGGGCCTGACGTGGACGCTGACCGCCAAGGAGCAACAAATGCTTCACCTGTGCGACAAGCTGGACGCCTACCGATTCGCTATGAGCCGCGGCGTCACAGGGCAGGAATGGGACGAAGCGCGGACCTGCATCAACGTCATGTCAGACAAGTTCAAGGCGCGGGATTGGGTTACGGCGCAGATGGAGGCTGGTTTGCAACTTAACTCATAACTTTGCAACTTTGCACTTTTATGATCTGCTTTACGTGATACTAAAATACTGTGGATAGGGTAGCCCCCGAAAAGCTGGACTTTCCCCCCGGCCTGCCACGGTTTCACAAGGGGAGCGCGAAGGGAAAACGCGATGAGTTTACAAGAATACCGCGACTTCATAGCAGGCAAGGCGACGATCCATCAAAAGCATGGAATGGTGCCGATGGATATGAATGGCGCAATGAAATTTCACCAAACCAAGGCAGTCGAGTTTGCCCTAGAAGCTGGCAAGGCTGCACACTTCCTTGACACTGGTCTAGGCAAGTCTTTCTGTGAATTGGAATGGGCGCGGCAAGTAAGCGAGGAAACTGGCAAGCCTGTTTTGATCCTGACCCCGCTGGCCGTTGCTGGACAGATGATCCGCGAAGGCCATAAGTTTGGCATCGACGCGCGCCAAATTCGTGAGCCGGAAGAAGTCGGCGCTGGCATCATGGTGGCAAACTATGAGCGGCTCCCTAAGCTGGACGCCTCTGTTTTTGGCGGCATTGTTTTGGACGAAAGCAGCATACTGAAATCCTTTGCAGGCCGCACTCGCAACATGCTTATGGATGTTTTCAAAGATGTGCATTTCAAGCTGGCAGCTACAGCAACGCCAAGCCCAAACGATCACACGGAGTTGGGCAATCATGCGGAGTTTCTGGGCGTCATGCGACAGCAGGAAATGCTGTCTAAGTGGTTTATCAACGATACCAGCACGGCAAGCCAAGACTGGCGTTTGAAAGGTCACGCTGCCGAGGACTTCTGGTCATGGGTTGCAAGCTGGAGCCGTTGCGCAACATTGCCAAGCGACCTTGGAGGCGATGATACTGGATACGTGTTGCCGGAGATTGATCGTAATCTGCACCAAGTGCATGCTGATCGGAGCGTAGATGCTGAACAAGATATGCTGTTTCGTATTCCCGAATTGAGCGCGACTAGCTTTCATAAGGAAAAGCGGCTGACATTGCATGCGAGGTGTGAGCGCGCCGCAGAACTGGCCAGCCACGACAAGTCTGTGACTGTATGGTGCGAGACAAACGAAGAAAGCACACTTCTCACAAGCATGATTGACGGGGCCATAGAGGTCAGAGGCGACCAAAAGCCGGAAGAAAAAGAGCGCCGCTTGCTTGGTTTTGCAGACGGTGAATACCGCGCAATCGTAACCAAGCCAAAGTTGGCAGGTTTTGGCGTCAACTGGCAGCACTGTGCGCACGCTGTTTTTGCTTCGATCAGCTTTTCATATGAGCAGCACTATCAGGCTGTGCGTAGGTCTCATCGTTTTGGTCAAACGGAGCAGGTTCGCAATGACATTGTGATTGCAGATACCGAGGCCGCAATATGGCGGGCCGTTCATGGAAAGGCTGAAAAGCACGAGGAAATGAAGCGGCGCATGAGTTCCGCAATGAAGCGCGCGCAGTCAGACACAAAGATAAACGTAAAATACGAACGGGCGCTGGACTTGGCGTTTCCAGAGTGGATTAAAGGGGAAGTAGCATGACAAAGAAACAACCAGAGTACCAAGGCGACGGATGGGCGCTGCACAATTCAGACTGCATCGAGGGCATGCATGCCATGCCAGAAAACAGCGTAGACTGCGCGATATTCTCGCCGCCATTTGGTGACTTGTTCGTCTACTCAGACAGCGAGCGCGACCTCGGGAACGCTGGCACTGGTCAGAAATTCATTAATCAGTATAAGTTTTTTGCAGAAGCGTTGACGCGGGTTCTTCGTCCAGGTCGCATCGCTTGCGTTCATTGCACAGACCTACCAATGCGCAAGGGCAGGGATGGGGCCATAGGGCTGCAAGACTTTTCTGGCGACCTTGTGCGGGCGCATACGGCGGCTGGTTTGGTGTATCATGGCAGGGCAACAATCTGGAAAGATCCAGTTGTCGAAATGCAGAGGACCAAGGCGCTTGGTTTGTTATACAAGCAGATCCGCAAGGACAGCGCGATGAACCGCGTAGGGATGCCTGATTACATGCTGTTCTTTCGCAAGGATGATGTAAACGAACGGCCCATTGAACACGCGGCACCGCAGACAAAAGAGGCGGTTAAGATTGCGCGAGAATGGCTTGACCAACTGACACGCGAAGGGCTATGCGCAGGAACGCCACCTGACGACGTTCTTGCCGAATTGGTGAAAGACGCAGAGTTCGATGTGATGGAATGGCAGCGTCTTGCATCGCCTGTCTGGATGGATATTCAGCAAGGCAATGTTCTGCGCAGTTTTCGCAAGGCAAAAGGTCCAAACGATGAAAAGCACGTCTGCCCATTGCAGCTTGACGTTATCCGCAGATGCTTGCGCCTGTACTCTCGCCCCGGCGATGTTGTTATGGACCCGTTCAACGGGATCGGGAGCACAGGCTATGAGGCACTAAAAGCCCGCCGCAAGTATATCGGATTTGAGTTGAAGCGTGAGTACGCAGAACAGGCAAACCTTAATCTGCAAGATGCTTCACAACATGGCGCTGATTTGTTTGCAGCGCAGTAACAGAACAATTGGCTAAATCATAAATGGCATATAGCAATTTTTGCACGGGTCCCGGAACCAGCCTAAAGTGATTTAGCTTATTGCCCCAGATGCGGATACCCAAGACACGAAGCATCTGGGGATTGTTTGGAGAACACTAATGACATACCACGCACCAATCGTCGCCGCCCACAAAGGCAAGGGCTACACAGAGCGCCAGTACGCAGCAGCAATGCAGCGTATGTGCTACGCGGAAGGCAGAACCCCCAAGCGACGACTAGATCGGGCTTACCTCCGCAGCAAGGCAATGCCCGACGACATAAGCCCCGCAATCCTCGACGTGCTATCCGGCGAAATGACAGCAGCCGAAATTGCCCGCGCCGCTGGTGAAAAGCTGGGCCGCAACGTATGGCCGCAAGGCGTGCGGGATCGGCTGGAAGGCAAGCTATCCACGCTCGTAGAAAAGCGGTCCCGTCATTCACGCGGGGCGCTGTGGCGTCTCAAGGGCGTAAAGGTGGGTGGGCTATGAGAACCTACGCAGAGCAAAGACAGCACGAGTGGGACAGCCGCAAGGCATGGCTGCAAGAACTCATCGCGTCCGGCATGTACGGCACCGACCTCGCCCGCGTATCTCAAATGCAGGTCGGCACGCTTTACCGGATGTGCAGGAGATACGGCGTGGGCATCAAGAAACACAAATTCGGGGGCAGGACCAAAGCGCCGGAACCAGAGCCGCCCAAGGTCACAGTGCGCAAGTCGGCAGAGCACGCCAAGGCGTACAAGGCAGCAGCGGCACGACAGCGCAAGATCGCGGCCATGGTGGCAAAAGGATATCCGAAGAACGTAGCGGAGCAAAAAGCGGGGATGCGGGGATGAGCAACATCACCAGCATCACCAGCCACATGGGTAAAACTGAGGCATTGCTATGCGCTGACGTGGTGCAATTCCTCGAAGCATGGCTGGAGAAGGCCCGCGCGGGCGAAATCATCGCGGCAACTGTCATAGCCGAGACAATAGACGGAAGGCCCATGACAGGCTACACTGCATCCGCGCCTTCGTTTCAGACCATCGGCGTTCTGGAGGTTATGAAGCTAGACATGCTGGACACAATGACGGAGGACGGGGAATGAGCAGCAAGGCAGCAGCGCGGCGCAAAAAGAAGGCCGCACAGGGCCAGCAATCACCGCAGGCGGCAATCACATTAGAGACATCACCCACGGCAACCAGCGCGCGGGAAACCACACGCCCCACGCCGGAACGCATGGCGCACGGTAAGTGGATCAAGCCGCAAGGAGCCGACAAGCGGTCACAGCCAATGGTGGACACTGCGAACGACATGATCGGCAGGCTATACCAGCAGGGCCAGCTAACGGCATCACAGGAGCAAAGCGCGCGTACATTCCATGAGTTGTGGGCGGCGTATCGGTCAGAGCTTGGCGTCTCAGAATATCGCTCATGCCTAGCGGGCGGAGTAGGTGCGCATGACG